GTCCTAGAAATATTTTCAATTCCCAAACAAATTGATTATATTTATAATATACAAAAATAAACGGAATATGGTACAATACACAAACAAGTTTCAGGTCGAACTCAAAAATGACCTACTGATGATCAAAGATTTGAATGGTAACCTCCTTAAGGCTATGACGGTTCCAGTAATTAACGCTGTGGAACGTATGAACGAAATGGTCGCTAAGTTGAAGGAAATGGAAACTAAAAAGTCTAAGTAATCATGGCAGTAAGTAAATTGAACAATCGTCTGACTCAAATCTCAAATGTCAAATACGCTGATGGCCTATTTGATGCTCACAAAACCAATACCCCACTGGATGGACTATTCTCTATCGATGGTGGTGTTCCTAAAGCAACCAACTGGATGGTGGTAGGAGACCCTGGTGTTGGTAAGTCTACCGTTACACTCGATATTATTGCAAATGCTAAGGCGAGTGGATCTAAGGTACTTTTCATTAGTGCCGAAATGAACCAAGTGGATCTGTACCTCTATGTAAAGCGATACCCTAAGTTTGGTGAATTGGATATCTTCTTCCCTCAGGATATCTCTGACGATGAGGATCCACGTAAAGTCCTGGAAGGTATTCTGAATGAAGGGTACGATATTGTACTGATTGACTCATTCGTGGAACTCCAAGAAACTATCCGTGAACATGCTAGGATGACCCGTAATGGATCAGAGAAGTGGTTATTGGATATGATGTACAAACAAAACCTTGGACAGAATAAAGGTGGTAACTATACCTCGTTCCTTAATATCCAACAGGTTAACAAAGGCGGTACATTCGTTGGTTCCAATAAACTGAAGCATATGACCACCGGGATGATGGAAATCCGATTTGTGGATGAACGCACACAGGATGAAAGGTATGTGGTATTCTCTAAGAACCGCCGAGGGCATGTTGGAAAACAAATGTTCTTTGACCTTTCTGCCGCAGGTGATGTTACCTACGATACCGAACGATTTAAGAAAGCCGAATCTCTGAAGCAACTGAAAAAGAAGGAAAAGGAATTGGTCAAAAAGGATGGCCTTGAATTTGACAAATTATTCGGTCTTAAGGATGAGGTTAGTGAATAAATAATCAGGGAGAGAAAAAAGAGAGAGACCAAGAAAAAAGTCCTAGAAAAATTTTCAATTCTCAAAACAATTGATTATATTTACAATATAAATTAAAAACGGTAAAACAAATAACTGATATGAAAAGTATTACTACTCTGTCGCAATCTGCCTTCGACAATAAAAAGGCTGAAGCCATCGGTAATGAACTGATGCGTAAAGAAATTACTCTGTCCGAGTTTAATGTGGTTGACAATAACCATATTGAAATTGATGGAATTAAGATCGAGGTAACTGATAAGGCTTTCGGTAAACTGCTTGGCCGCCTTCGTATTCCTAAAGCATTCGCTAAGCGATTCTCTGAAGGATTCGGAAACGACGGTTTGCGTCAATTGGTTCAAATGATGAAATCAATGAAATCAAGCCATAACGACCAAACGGTTACTCTGTTGGTTGATCCATCCACACGTAAGATTACTGATATCTTGCCTGCAGGGTATGCTGCAATCTCAAACGAATCATTCATTGATTTTGCATCCCGTTATATCGACCAATACAATCTGGGTGTAACTCATATGGGATCTTCTCAATATGGTGGTACTCAAATTAACTGTGTGGCTCCGAACTCAATGTTCCATGTACCTGGAATGAATAACGAGGTATTTAATACTGGTGTAACCTTCCGCAATACTCCAACTCGTGGATTGGAAGTAAGCCCGTATTTGGAACGTCTGATTTGTGCCAATGGTATGACCTCAACGGCATTCGCTGAAAACTATGGTCTTCATAACCTCAACGATAAAAACATCAATGAGTTTAATGAACATATGATCCGAATGGCTTCTACAGGATTCCAACCAGTAGGACTTGCTGATAACATTAAAAAGGCTCATAATACTGATGCCTCTCTGGCTGAACTCCAAAAGGCTGCCTCTGCAATCCTTTCTACTGATAAGACTGTAGATTACGATTATATTCAAAGGTATGTTCCAGTAGAACGCGCCATGAAGGCCTACAGTTCGCTTGGTGCTGACCCTAATACCTTTACAAAGGCTCAAATGAAAAATGCCAAAAGCGGTATGTCTGTTTGGGATGTAGTAAATGGTATGACCAATTTTGCCTCTAACGATAACCGATACAATATCGATGATAGCCGAATGGGGAATCTAATGGTTACCGCAGGTAATATCTTGTGTAAGAAGCAATATGATACTGAAGGAGTATTGGACGTCAATCCATTCGCTCACCGCGACCTCCTTACTACTTCTGAAGCGGCACGTGTCCGTGGAGAAGCATAACAATTGATTATGAAATAAATCCTGGTTTTTCCGTTTACCTCCAGGTAGGGGCCACTGTAATAGGTGGTCCCTTTTTTTGTGCCTATTTTTCACACAAAAACTCACACATTCTAGAGTGGGTCTAGCAGGAGAGGTAAAAAAGCCTATTTTGGAGGTAAAAAAGCCCACATTTTAGGCATTATTTGGGCCCTCTACTAGCTATAGCCATCTAGATAGCCCTCTAGAGCCCATATATACCGCTCTAGAACACATAATAGCTCTAAAATAGCACTCTAGAAGCACCTCTAGACACACAATATAGCCCAAATATAGGAATATACGGCTCTAGAGCCCTATAGTGCCATACCTCAGCTATCTCACCCAACCACCAGCTCCCGCTAAAAACAACCAAAAGGGCATAATCCCTGTAGTAGTCTATGTAGTGGTGGTAATAGCGGTCTACAAGGAAATACCCTATTATAGCCTGTAGGGGGCCTGTACAGGCAGTTTAACGGTTGTAGCAGGTAGTACTATGGTTTAGCTCTAGTAGCTCTAATAGCTGTAGTCTGTCTATTGTCCTTTAGCAATGTCCTTATCCTCTATTAGTCCTTTGTGGTGGTGGTAGCTCTTAGTCCTGCATAGCTATGGTCTGGTGGTCTATGTATAGTCTAGAGAATAATTCCCTTCAAGTGTAATTTTCTCTTTTCTTCTGGATGTGCTAGTCGGCCCATGGGTTTGAGCCCACATAAAAATTCTAGCCTGAAAATTTGCTAGTATCCAGAATGTGACTAGTAACTCAAAGTCTAGTAGGGTCATGTCTAGTCTGGAAAAATTTCTGTCCTGTAAAAAATCCTTGTCCAGAAACTTTCAGAAAGGAGGTCTACTTGTTATAGTTATACTGTAATTAACAAATACTAATAACATGACTACATTCTTAAGTGATCATACAAACCAAACCGAGGCCCTCGCCTCCATCGCGGATTCCCTAGCCGCGATCAGTGTATGTGCTCAATGGGCTACTGTAACTCTAATCGCCGTCACTATTGCTCGTTTCGCTCTGTGGCTAACAACTCCCCAAAACAACTAACTCTATGAAACTTCTGTTCTGCCAATCCTGTAACGACATCTTCCGTCTCTGGTCGGACCAACCCAGTCGTTGCCGTTGCGGCGCGTCTTCGGGAATGTACCAACCTAACTGTGTCCATGCTTCCTACAGTGGACCGGCAGTACCTCTGGGTATCTCAAATGGTACCTTTCAGTCTGCGTTAGAACGGAAGGACTCCGGGGGACCATACGCCTTTTACGAACGCGAGTTCAAGGCCTTTGTTATTGAAAAGGATTGCCCTACCTTTGTCCATATTGGTGGCGATGAAACTATTGATTAATTTGACAATATAATAAACTGAAATGGTTAATACTATACTTATGAACCTTAGATTGAATAAACGCAAATGGATTCGTATCGCTGAAACTGCGGTACTATGGATTATGAATGGCTTTTTGGTGTCATTGATATTTTGCCTGGTTATGGCTTTCAGTATTGCTACATGTCACCTATTTGGATGGGACACTTCATGGGCTGATAGTATATGGCAAACTCTTGGCTAAGGGAACTATGTGCTGCTATGTGCGAATGTGCGACCGCCATTTGAAAATGTGCCGAACCTCTAAGAAAAAGAAAAACCCTACTTTATTCTAACAACTCTTTCAGAATAAACCTTTGGTAGTTATAATTACTACAAATAACAAACACTTTATTTTAACCCAATAATTTTTACATCATGTCGCGAAATCTTAATGACTGGATGATTAAGGAACCCGTAAAGGGTAACCATTATAAGCTTTGGAAACTCCTCCCTGGCTCCGTGTTTACTATCTCTACTCCAATTGGTCCCGTGCCTTACCAGGTGATGGAACAAAGGGGTACTCTTACGAAATGCCAGAGTGGAGATAAGACTACTTCGATGGATTCCTCTATTGAAGTAATCTATACCGAAACTATACCTGCAACGGCAGAGTAAAGCTCACACATACTTTTCGAGTTCTGCACCTCTACATTATTTTATAGGTGCTATCAATCTGGGGATGTAGCTCAGTTGGTTAGAGCAGGACTCTTATACAGTCAAGGTCATGGGTTCAAGTCCCGTCATCCCTACAACTCGCGTGTGAGGTTTAAAGCGACCGTGCGCTTAACCACGGATTTACTAAAAAGGTCTAGGTGATTCCTTTTAAGCCTAGTCCATAAAATTAATAAAGGATGCAAGCAATGGCATTACCTGTTAACCTATTGCCTAAAGATATTATTACGGGTGTACTCCGATACTCGTGGAGGACTATAACATCGAGTAGAGAAGGTGAAGCGTGTATGCCACTGTCCTGAAAAGGCAGGCGCACACCAACTCGATTATTAATATTTTTAAAAAATGTATGATAAAGAAAAAGACCCTGCCTTTATTGACAATCCGTATCTGACTGATTATGATCTAATGATGAGTCCTTGTGATAACCCAAACCCCCCATCATGGTGTGAAGGGACAGGCGGTCCGTGTAACAACCCAAATCATGGACCATATTGCGATGGTGTACATAGTGTTCCAATTGATGGTGGGTTTTTACTTTTGACCATTTCTATGATTTATGGTATGTACTTAATTCGTGCGTAAGTAAAAAAGCTTATCATTATCAAATTTGATATAACCTCGTAGCTCAGTTGGTTAGAGCATCTCACTTTTAATGAGAGGGTCCTGGGTTCGAGTCCCAGCGGGGTTACTTAATTTAAACTAAGTATAAATGCATAGTAAAAGTAGAGGCTCGCCTAATGTTTGATTTTCCTTAAATCAAAACAATGCGTAAGTTACGTAAATGGCGAGTAGAGATTATCCATGTTAATGGGTACACCGCTCCCTCCATACCTGTCTGGACTGAGGGCGACAGATTATGGAAAGCAGAAGCTAATGCTATTAAGACTGCAAAGTCACAGAGCAGATTGGCTGACTTCCCTCAGTATACCTTTAAGGCGGTTCACTTAAACCCTGAACCTTCTGAGGAGTAAATCAATTAGGTGGTCGGTTTCTATCGGCCACCTAATTAAACTAAATAGGAGCTAAGCAATATAATAATAAATCCTAATTAAGATAAAATGACTAAAGACGATTTTAATGGACCTAGAGTCCTTGTTGATTTTTGGGCTCAGTGGTGTGGTCCGTGTAAAATGATGAAACCGCGAATTGAAAAATTTGCTAAAGCTAATCCAGATATTGAAGTTATCTTTTGTAATGTAGATGAAGAGCATGAGATTGCTCAACATTACGGTATTAGAAGTATTCCTACTCTTATCTATTTTGAAGATGGTGAGGTTGTAGGTAAGAAGATTGGTAATGTTGCGGATAGTCAAATTAATGAATTAGTTGGAAAGCAATCGTGATACCTAACATATACATATTAATCTATTTCTCACTAGGTGTGGGAATAGCCTTCTGCTTTGATTTAATCTATTCTTCTATGGACATGGAATCTGCTACTTGGCAGGAAAGACTGTTGTGGATTGTAGCATGGCCTATCTTTGTTATGATCTTTATCTATGGTCTCTATAAGGACGATGAAGAAGATGAATAAATTTTTCTAATTACTCTTTCAATAATACATCTAACCTGTTATAATTTAACTGTAACAAATAATAAATAAATGGAAAAAATTACTGCACCGTTTGCTGCTGCATTCATTCTAATTATGGGTGGATTGTTATTGGCACTCCTGTTGGCATGGCCGACTCAACTGCTTTGGAATAGCTGTTTAGTACCTGCTATTAATCCTATCAATGAAATTACTTTTTGGCAAGCCTTAGGAATGAATGTATTATTCTCTATCTGGTTTGGCACTGGAGTAAAACATAATCAATCCAAGAAATAAAATGAATGCCGCTGTGGTGAAATTGGTAGACACGAGGGACTTAAAATCCCTTTCGCCGAACGGTGAGTGCCGGTTCGAATCCGGCCAGCGGTACCAATCTTAAATTAATAATTATGGCAAATTTTAAAGAAGGCGACAAAGTCAAATGGATTTCTAAAATGACTATTGTTCCACACCCAGAAGGAAAGACTGACCGCAAAGGTGAAGTACTTCCAGTGTTCCGTGAAAAAGAAATGACAGGTCGAATCATTGGGCCATGTTCAAAAGGATGGACCGTAAGACCTAATTGGGCAGAGAAGTATAAAGACGCAATCTGCGGTGAACGCTACTATGATAAGACTATCGCAGAATCTGAACTTAGCCTTATCTGATCATGAGTATTGAAGTAAAAGAAACTCATGAATTTGAAATGCCAATGGATATTCAAATCCAAGAGTCAAGCGAAGTTTGGTGGGCATCTACCATCGAATATGATCTTACCGTTAATGGTGAGGAATGGACAGTAAGGGTTGCTGAAACTCCTAAGGGTACTGACTTCTATTATTTTACCGAAGACGGTTGGGAACCCTTTACTGAAGAAGGTGAGGAACCTGTACTTGATGCAATTTATGAAGCATGGTCTGATGGCGAATTAACACACGGTTAATGATATGGACCAGTAGCTCAGTTGGATAGAGCATCTGCCTTCTAAGCAGACGGTCACAGGTTCGAATCCTGTCTGGTTCACTAATGAAGAATGAATATGAATATTAAATGGAACGGAGAGTATGAGGATTAAACAATTCTTTCGTAGGCTTAAAAGGGTATGGGATTTTCTGCCTATCATTTGGAAAGGCGATGATTATGATTATCAATACTCAATTGACCTCTTTAAGTATCAATTGGATAGGACGGCTGATTACATTCAAGATAGAGGATTTATTTCAGATGCAGATAATGTTGCTTCACGTATTCGTACTGCTACTCGATTGATGGAAATGGTGTATGATGATGGTTATATGTCTGAAGCTTGGTCTTACGAAGGGAATGATAAAATTAAACAGGCAGTTGAAAAAGCGGATAAGGCTGAAAGGATTCTTTGGAAGTTTATTGGTCATAACATCCGTAAGTGGTGGGATTAATGAATATATAAAAAAATAACAAAGAATATGATAAACATTTATGGAACTGGCGAATGGGCCAAGAAAATTACTTCACTTCTTAATGTAGGAGAATATGGTCAATATGATTCTACTGATTATGACCAAGCACAAGCAGACTTACCTTGGATAATTGCATTAGAGGATGGAAATGATCGTCTTACTATTGCTAACAGTATTTTAAAAGGTTCTACCTTTTATCAATTATTTGATGGATGTAAAAATCTTAATGATGTTACTGTAGGTGAGGGACTAGTTGTTGGTTGCTGTTCTTTGGTTAGACCAGGTACCGTTATCGGTGACCAGGTTTACATTGGAGCAAATTCAGTCATTGATATTAACTGTGACATTGGCGACGGTGTAACTATTGGAGATAATGTAACCGTGTATGAGGGTGTTACTATCCCTGCCAATACTGAGATACCTTCTGGTTCAGTTGTAAAAAATTCCTAATCCTTTGAGGTTTTATTCTCTTAGGTTAAGACCGGTTTATCCGGTCTTTTTTAGTTTGTAAACAATATTAAGAAATTGCATATAATAATAAATCATAAATAAAACAAAAATATGGAAACACTTTATTTTACTTTAGGTGTACTTACGGTCCTTGTTATTCTAGGGGTCATAGGTATTGTTAAGGTTTGGGGAAAAGTTCAACAGTTATCTTTAGTTGAAGACGATCTTAGAGACCACATTAATTTAATTGCAGATGATCTTAATTCTGAATTAGAAAAAATGTATAAACAAAACTTAGAAGACTTAAGTCGTATTGAGAATGGTTTCACTGAAGAAACGTTTGAATTAAGCAGAACGATGGATTCTCGTTTGGATAAGTTTGAGCACAAGATTGATTCAAAGATGGATAAATTTGATTCAACTCTAGGAAGTCTTATAGTTAAGTTTAACAAGTAATAAAACCGTGAACGGTATTTTACCCCTTGGTGTAATTGGCAACACGTCTGATTTTGGTTCAGAAGAGCGTAGGTTCGAACCCTGCAGGGGTAACTCTCGGGATGTGGCGCAGTTGGTAGCGCACCGCGTTTGGGACGCGGGGGTCCTAGGTTCGAGTCCTAGTATCCCGACGAAAGGGCTGCAGAATATTCTGCGGCCTTTTTTTTATAAAAGGATTACCTTAAAGAAAGCTAACGAGTTTCACTCGCTCCTAAGCTAACTTTAATTAATCATATACTTTCTTTAATAACTAAATTAATCAAAACAAATCATGAAGAAAACAAAACATTTAATTATTTCAGGGTTAATGACATTACTCACTACGAGTATGTTTGCCCAGATTACAGGCCAAGTAAAAGACTTGGCTACTAATGAACCTATTCCAGGTGCTAACATTATTGTTACTGGCACACAGGATGGTACAATTACTGATATGGATGGTATGTTCAAGCTTGGAGTGGAGCCTGGGACACCATTACAAATTTCATTTATCGGTTATGCTACATTAGATGTAGAGGCCACGAATGAAATGAAAGTTTCATTATCTATATCTGATAATGTACTAGGCGAAGTTTCAATTATTGCAAACGTTGCCGATTTTGCTAAGATCAGAGAAACACCAGTTGCAGTATCAACTATTGGTCCTTCTGAAATTTCTCTAAAGATTGGAAACCAAGAATTTCCGGAAATTATGAATACCACTCCTGGTGTATATGCAACCAAACAGGGAGGTGGTTACGGTGATTCTCGGATTAGCCTTCGCGGATTTGATCAACGTAACACATCATTCCTTATTAACGGTCAACCTGTTAATGACATGGAAAACGGTTGGGTGTATTGGTCTAATTGGCAAGGTTTAACTGATGTTGCATCAGGTATCCAAATCCAAAGAGGTCTAGGTGCTTCTCGTCTTGCTGTACCTTCTGTAGGTGGAACTGTTTCTATTTCTACTCGTGCTGCTGATAAAGAAGAAGGTGGATCTGTGGCGGAGACTATCGGTAATGATGGTTATAATAAAACATCTATTGTCTATAACACAGGAAAAAATGATAATGGATGGGCATCCTCATTCTTATTAAGTAAGTGGGCAGGTAATGGATATGTTTATAATACTTCAGGTGAAGGTTGGACATATTTCGGCGCAATAGGTTATGAACCTGAAGGTTCTAATCATAAGCTTAACTTATCCGTTTTAGGAGCTGGGCAATGGCATAATCAACGTGATGTGTGGGTTTCTATTAGAGACTTCCAAAACTTCGGCGATCCTAATGATGATGGTATAGACCAGCGATGGAATTCCAACGGTGGTACCTTAAACGGTGAAGAATACAGTATGCGTCGTAATTTTTATAACAAGCCATTAGCTACATTTAACTGGGATTGGGATATTAATGAAAACCTTACTCTTAATACTTCAATTTACGGATCTGCTGGTAGAGGTGGTGGAACTGGTCCTCGAGGTAAAAACTATGATGTTTTACCTTATCGTAAAGACTTATATGAATTTATGTATGAGGATAGTGTAACGCAATTCCGTAATGATGATGGTACTGTTAACTATGATGCAATCGTAGCAGATAACCAAGCAGGTGCTGGTGATGGTTACGGTGTAACAGATTCATTGACATCGAGCCCATTCTACGGTCAATTAGTTGGATCTAATGGTTATGACGAGAATGGAGTATATAGTGGTGGAATGGTTCGTAGAGCTTCCATGAATTCTCATGATTGGGTTGGTGCAATCTCAAATCTCCAATATGAAAAAGGGAATTGGAGAACATCACTCGGTTTAGATCTTCGTAGGTATAAAGGTTATCACTATCGTGCTATGAATGATCTTCTTGGTTTCGATGCTTACTATTCAACAGGTAATGATAATAACAGTGGTCAATTTATTAATACTACTGTTGATGCATCACCTTTCCAAAACACTGGACTTAATGGACCTAAAATTGATTACTACAATGTAGGTAATGTTAATTGGGCAGGTGTTAATGGTTTGGTTGAATATAGCAGTGAGGATAAATTAACTGCGGTTCTCCAAGGTGGTTTATCCAATCAGTCTTATCAGAGAGAAGATTATTTTGACCAACCTAATAACCCTATATCTGATGTTGCTAACATTGGTGGTGGATATCTTAAAGGTGGTGCCAACTATAACATAGATAATAAAAATAACGTCTTCTTTAATGCAGGCTTTATTTCTCGTCAGCCTATGTTTGATGGTGTCTTCCCAAGCTATGCTAATAACATTAATGATGATCTTCAGAATGAAGAAATCAAATCTGTTGAATTAGGATACGGTTATATAGGAAGTGAAGTAACAGTTAAAGCAAATGTATATGCAACTACCTGGGGTAATAGATTCCGCTCTTTGTCATTAACCAATGCACAAGGCATAGACGGTTTTGCACAGTTTAGTGATATTGACGTTCAACATAATGGTATCGAATTGGAGGCTACTTATAGACCAACCAATCGCCTTAAGTTTAACGGGATGCTCTCTGCTGGTGATTGGCGATATACTAAAGATTTTACTGCTACATTATATGATGATCAGCAACAAGAAATCGGTAATGGTACTCTTTACTTAAAGGATGCTAAAGTTGGTGATGCTGCACAATTTACTGCAAATGCAGGAGTTGATTATAGAATAGGTAAATTTAATGTAGATGCTCGCTATCGTTTCGTTGACGGTTTATATGCTGACTATGCAATTACAGATTCTGAATTTACTAATCCTGATAACTTAGGCGCACTTCAGTTGCCTTCATACGGATTAATGGATTTAGGAACAACTGCAAGGTTTGAACTATTCGGTCATGACGCTACATTTAGAGTTAATGTAAATAACGTTCTAAACACCACATACATTGCCGAGTCAAATACTAATATCCATGCTGATGAAACATCAGATACTTGGAATGGTGTTGATACTCGTAACTTTGTTTGGTTTGGTTTCGGAAGAACATGGAACGCTTCACTTAAGTATAATTTCTAAAAGCCTTTATCATTAAAGAAAGTATTAGGGAGAGGGGCAATTGCCCCTCTCTTTTTTGTCAATAAACAATCGTGAAATATTCAATATAAATATTAATAAATACCAATTATGATAATAGTAAGAAACAATGGTAAAGATTCCATTGACAAAATGCTTAAGAGATATAAGCAAAAGGTTAAAAAGACAAAACTTATTAAACACCTAAGAGAAGGTAAAGAGTACGTTAAACCCTCTGCTGCAAAAAGGATTAAAAAGCAAAAGGCGATTTACATCCAAAAGATTAGAACCGAGGAAGAAAAAAATTCCTAAAAAATTTTCAATTCCCAATTTTATTTGTTATATTTAAATAAATTAATCAATTATGGATAATGTAACTTTCGACCTTAACGGTAATCAAAACACAGTTATCTTTGATCTTGATGGCACTATCGCAAACATCGATGATCGGAGGTCTATTTCCACAAAGGATAGCGGTAAGATGGACTGGGATAAGTTTTTTGATCCTGATAACATTGCATTAGATAAGCCTAATGTACCTGTTATTCAGATGATGAAGATCCTTAAGTCTCAAGGGCATTTTATTGTAATCTTTTCCGGCCGAAGTAAAGCAACTAAGGATGCAACTAAAAATTGGCTCTCTCAATTTGATGTACCATTTGACGTACTAAAGATGAGACCGACCGGCCATCCCTGGGCATTTATGCCGGATGATAAACTCAAGCAACACTGGTTAGATACCCTGTTTCCTGATGACAAGAAAAATGATATTCTTTGCGTCTTTGATGATAGGGATAAGGTAGTTAAGATGTGGAGAGATAACGGATTACACTGCTTCCAGGTTGCTGAAGGCAATTTCTAAATCTTACTCTATGCTAACGACTAAAAAACTATATCGCCAAGGTGGATACATCGGCGGTGTATGTGAAGGACTAGGTGAATGGAGCGGAATCCCCAGTATCTTATGGAGGATTCTGTTCCTATTTACCCCTGGATCATTCTGGGCATATTTATTAATCTGGATATTTACTAAAAGAAAAAGAATAAGTTATGTTTTTTAAATTCGATAAAGACAAGCTTCTATTTGATGAGGTTTGTTTAAAGACATGGACACTTTACCTAGCAGCTATTTTAATTGCAATTGGATCTCTTGGATACTTTATAGGTAAGTCAAAAGCAAAGGAAGTTGTAGTTAAACAATTACAAGAAGGTGAGGTTGAAATTATTATTGCTGAAGTGGATAGCTTTAATGTTGAATCTTTTATACAGATGCTAAAAGATCTTAATGTACAATACCCACACATAGTTATGGCACAGTCAATCGTTGAAACTGGTTATTGGAAAAGTCATATCTTTTTAGAGAACCATAATCTCTTTGGTATGAAACAAGCAAGACGTAGGATTACCACCGCCGGTGGGACCTCAAGAAATCATGCATATTACAATCATTGGAGAGAATCCGTGTATGACTATGCATTTTACCAATGTAGGTATTTAAGTAAGATTAATTCTGAGGAAGAGTATTTTCAGTACCTAGATGCAAGTTATGCAGAAGCCAATAACTATGTAGGTTCTCTAAAGGTGGTTATTGAAAAAGAAAAACTAAGAGAGCTATTTGAATAAACTAAAAAGGAACCTTAAGGTTCCTTTTTTTCAGTTACATTTGAAGTTTTCCAATGTTCACTATCATTAGCACCACGAGTTGGGTGAACATCATTAAAGCCTTGGTATTCTGGTGTACCGAACGCATTCGTTTCCATCCCAGCCATTTCATCCCAGTAATTTTTAAAATCTTTTACCGTACCTTTGTAATGTCTGATATTCTTTAAGTCAGCTCTTTCTTGTTCTTTAGGAGTTTCCATTACTTTCCGTATTTTTTCTTAAGGTCATGAATTGCGGTCTGAACCTTTAAACCTTCAAGATCAATCTTATCCATTTTAATTCTAAGTTCATATAACTCTATCCCGTAATTATCCCCTCTTTCTTGTGCTGCACGATATCTTTGAATATTTTCCTTTTCGCGTTTCTTTAGTCTAGCTGCAGCTTCATTAGGATTAAATTCATAGTCAGTTGCTTCACTCATTGCGCTATATGATTCGCATGCTTCGTCAATCTTTTCATTAATATGTTTCTTTGCTTCTTTAATGTACGCCTCTGCTGTGTGTTCTGGGTTATCATTACTATCATAGCTATTGGCCTGCTCAGCTACATGATTTCCTAAAGTTTCAACCGGCCCAACTATTGCATCCATGTTATAGCCAGTATTCTTATAGCTACCTCCTAAACCAAAGTCAGCTGAGTTGGTTGAGCCAAACCCCATAGGAATAAAATCTTCAAATAAAGGTAATTTTGCCATTTGTATTTGTTATTTGATTATATATTCATGAAACTAAGTCGTAAAATAACATATAAAAATAAACAACCTATTATGAAAGATTTTTACAGAACATCTGCAGGGAGAAGATTCTTTGAACAAGATGTACCTGCATTGGTTGAAGCATTGCAAAAAATATCTACTCAATTAGAAAGATCCAATGAATTAGCTGAAAAGAAAAGGAGAGTAGATGAAAAATTAAAAAAGCTTCAGATTAGAAATGCCGGAGAAAAAGAGTAAAGACCTAACCTTTGATGAATTCCTTAACCATCTAAACAAAGGTAAAAGAGGTTATATGAAAAAACCTAGATCCTGGCAAAGGGTTTGGTTTTGGTGGGAAGATAAAGAGAGATGGTTTTTAAACAAAGCTTATGATAAGAGAAAGAATGGAAAGGTTGAACCTGAAGAATCGGCTTGGATCACGGCTAAAGATATGGAACACCACTGCGGCTTTCTTGAAAGACAAGGCTACGAATATTTTAAAGATGAATAACTTACTGATTGCTTTTATGCTCTTCTTTTTAGGGCAAAGCCTTATATGGTTTCAATCTAATGGTCAATTTGTATGGCCTTGGTTTAAAGAACACCCATGGACAGTTTCAGTTCTGTTTGGTACTTTGGCTAGTTATATCTTTATACAAGCTACTGCTGTTGTTGTAGGGTACTTTGATGGTGCTTTATGGCCTGGTAGATTTATTGGATTTTCCAGTGGGATAGTTGTCTTTGCTTTATGTACATATATGTTTTTAGGTGAAGGTATAAATCTAAAAACAATTGTGTCATTATTATTGGCTACCGCATTAGTGTGTGTACAGATATTTTGGAAATGAAAGATCCTTATCAAATATTAGGAATTAGCAAAGATGCATCTGACGCTGAAATAAAAAAAGCTTACCGTAAGTTAGCCAAAGAATATCACCCTGATAGAGGAGGTGACGAATCTAGGTTTAAAGATATAGCTGAAGCATATGATGTATTAACCGATCCTAAAAAGAAAGCAAAGCTAAACAGTAACCCATTCGGTAACTTTGATGAATCTTTCTTTGAAGACTTTATTAGAAATGGGGGTCCTGGTTTTTCTGGTATGTTTAACCAAAGATATGGTTTCTCTGGTAAAGGTGGTGATGTCACTGCTCAAGTTTACATAACTTTAGAAGAAGCATACCTAGGTGGTAGAAGAGAGATTAGGGTAGGACAAAAAGTAATAAGTGTTGATATTAAACCTGGTACAAAACCTGGGCAGAAGATGAGATTAAAAGGCTTAGGCCAAAGAGGATTGACAGAAGAACAAAACGGTGATCTTATTTTAGAGGTTTTGGTTCAAGACGATCCTAACTTTTATTTAGATCAAAAAGGTTTGCATACAATTAAAAGAGTTAATTTATACGAAGCTTTATTAGGTAGTAAAGGTGAAGTACAGGTCTTTGATAAAACAATAAGTTATACAATACCTAAATGTGTTAGAAATGGAACTATGCTGCGGATTAAAGGTAAAGGGTTTCCTAATTACCACAACCCAAGTATATGTGGAGACTTCTTTGTTAACATACTAGTTGATCTACCTACCCAATTAACAGAAGAACAGGAAGAGCTCGTAAAAAAGATGAAAGATTTAAATGATGGAATTTGATAATGAAGAATTTATGAAAAGGCTGTTGGATCAATTAGAAAACACTAGTTGGGATCAATATATGGATCTATGTTATAATGTAATTGCAATGTTTCCTGATCAGGTTTTACATTATGACGAAAAGACAGCCAAGCATAAAATACAAAGCCTAGATAGAATTCTTTTACATTTTGAAGAAAAGGAAGACTTTGAAAAATGCGCTAAGATTAAAGAAATACAGGATCACCTAAAAAAATGTTAATAACTTTTTGAAAAAAGTCATAGAAAAATTTTCAATTCCCAATTATTTGTATTATATTTATAATATACAAATTTAAACGGAATATGACTGAATACACAAATCTTAATTACTTGCAATCCTTCTTAGATGAAATGCGTTCATCTTCTTCAGGAAATCATAAAATTGCAACTCTTAAAAAATATGCTGACAACTCTGAGGAGAATGAGGATAGAGAATTCCTTCAAAAGGTTTTCTTCTACACTTACAATCCCTACTATAAGTACAATGTTACTCCGAAGAACTGCAGAAAGAACTCAGATCTTGTAGGTCATCCTAATACTTACGGTAGCATCTTCACTCTGTTAGACGATCTTAGAAACCGGGTTTGTACCGGTCACTCCGCTATTGCCAATGTAAACCGCTTTATCCAGGAATGGCCACAATGGGAGACCATCATTTATTCAATTCTTAACCGGGATCTGAATATGGGATGTGGAACTACCTCTATCAATAAAGCAATCCACCCAGAACTAATTCCTACTTTTAAGGTGGCTTTGGCAAATGCCTATAATCCTAAGAGAGTGGATTTTCAGAGTGGTGAATGGTACGGTTCTAGAAAATTGGATGGTGTCCGTTGTATCTGCCGCAAGGAAATGAACACGGTTACATTCTTTTCAAGGAACGGTAAAGAATTTGAAACTCTAGGTAACCTTGAAAATGAAATTGTAAAGATCCCAGGAGACTTTATCCTAGATGGAGAAATCTGTATGGTTGATAAAGATGGTAATGAAGACTTCCAAGGAATTATGAAAGAGATCCGAAAGAAGAATCATCAAATTGAAAATCCTAGGTTCTTTATATTTGATTACTTAACCTTAGAAGAATTCGATGATAAGACTGGAATTACACCGCTTACTGAACGCCTTCGTAACGGTTATGATATTCTTCCAGAAAATATCAATTCAGATATGTTGGAATTCTTACCACAGGTTCAACTCACTACGGAGGAACAATTTACCGAAATGGTTAAAGAAGCTGAACAAGCCGGGTTTGAAGGTATCATGGTTCGTAAGGATATCGGATATGAAGGTAAGAGAAGCCACAACCTTTTGAAGGTTAAGAAATTCCATGATGCCGAATACACGGTATTGGGGTGTGCTAACGGTACCATGAGATGGACTGAAAACGGTCAACAGATTGAAAAGGAAGGACTAAGTAATATCCTTATTGAACATAAAGGTTACCGGGTATCGGTAGGATCCGGGTTCTCAAAAGAACAACGAGAATACTACCTTACTCGCCATGAAGAACTGATTGGCAAAACAGTAACCGTTCAATACTTTGAGGAATCTCAAAATCAGATGGGTGGTTATTCACTCCGCTTCCCGGTAGTGAAACACATATATGAGAATGGGAGAGACTGTTAACCGGTCTATTCCATATCTCACTTCTGGTGGGAGATCTCCTTCGCACTAATAAATATATTGTATGAAACTATATGAAGGATATATGAACAACAAACACATCACTATATTTGATGTTGATGATACTCTTGTAGTAACTAAGAGCAAGATTAAAGTTCATAATCCTAAAACAGGGTTTTCTACCGAGCTCACACCACAGGAGTTTAATACATTCCAACAAAGACCTAATGATAGAATGGATTTTTCTGACTTTCAGAATCCTGACATTCTAAAAGGCGGTATGATTATAGAATGGGTATTTGATATCTTAAAAAGAACATTAGCAAAAGGTACCCCAGTAGGAATCATTACCGCAAGAGACAGTGCTGACCTCATCCATGATTTCTTATCTCATCATGGAATTAACATTAACCCAGATTACATATTTGCCATTAATGACCCTAAGCTAGGTTTTACCGGATCCACTGCACAAAAGAAAAAAGAAGCCTTTATGAAATTTGTTCAGATGGGCTTTAGGAATTTTACATTCTTTGATGACGATAAGGAAAATGTCAATATTGCAAAAAAGTTGGCAAGAGAGAACAAGAATATTAAAATGAATGCCACTTTAATCAAACAGAAATGGATACCAAAATTCAGCGACTTCAAATAAAGATAGATACATTTACTGATATCTTAAAAAGCATTAAAGAGTTATCTAATTCGTCTACTACCAAAGTAGGCTGTATGGCACTAAGAAAAGATTTTAGTAAAATTGCCAGTTTTGGTTATAACGGTTCTTATAGCGGAGCCGGGACTAATGATGTAACAGGTACTGAGGAAGATTCTCTCACCCCTGGGGAAAGCGGGTTTATTCATGCTGAGGTAAATATGATTGCCAAGTTTAAAGAATATGATCCACAGAACTACATTATTATGTTAACACTCTCACCATGTAAAATGTGTACTAAGATTCTGGTTAATGCAGGATTTAAGCATGTCTATTGGATGCAAGACTACAGAGACATGGATCATCTTAAGATATTTGAAGACTGTGGTGTAACACACGGAAAAATTTCTAACCTAGTAAATGACTACCATTCTATAAAGGACTGAATATATACAAAAAATAGTATGTCCTCTTGGTTGTTGAAGCATTAACTTTTAAATTAGCTCTTGATTTTTTTACTTACTTAAAAAAGTATAAGATTGAGGTAGATAAGATCCGTATTGGTTTTTATGACCAGGCATCTGAAAAAACTGAATACATTGATTTTTCTAGTGTTTCTCAGATGGCAACATACTATCAGAATAATTACATTCCTTTTGACGATTGCTTTATTGGTGATTTAGTTTCTATAGAATTATTTTTAGGACAAAGTAATCTGTATGACTTTGTAACAGAATATAGAGCAGAAGATTTAACAGGAAATTTTAAATTAACACCAGGCTCATCCTTTGACATCCAAAGAAATTCTCAACGCAAACCATTAGTAAGTAGACAGACCGAGTTTATTCGCAGGGCAGTAAAAGATTATTTAAAGTATTGGTCAGAGATCTATAGAATATATACAACAGGTATTTATTCACCATGCTACGCTGTTCCTGGATGGTCCGAAGGTACTTGGTATTTAAACCAGCTAAGAGAGGTGTTTACATCAAGAAATGATATAGATGAATTCCCTTATGATGATGCTAATATTATTAATGAACCTCCTAAATAAATAAAAAAAGACTAGACTAAATGGGATTCAATCTTAAAGAATATATCATTTACAGAGATGAGGTTAAGCGTGAACTGTTTAATAGCGAAGTAGATGAAAATTTCAAAGCAGTAGCAAATCCGTGGGTAGACAATAGAACCTATGAACAAGGACACGTTGTTTATCACCCGGTAGAAGTTATTGATGTAACTGGAGGTACAAGCGTTGAATCGGAAGCATTGGCGTGGTGGAGAGCAAACAAAAGAACTACACAAGGATTATTTGAAACTTCTGAATGGGATTTGATTGGAGGTATTGGTACAGGTGATTTAACAGTTAATGCATCAAATGGTTTCGGTAAGATATTAGTCAATTATACCGGGGCTACACCGTCATTGCAAGCCGGTAACGATTTTCTCCTAAGCTCAAATATACCAAATGATACTTTTAGATTAATTGCTGGTGCTGGAATGAGTCTTCAGTATGATGACACTGTAAATGCAATAAAGATAATAAGCACAGGTGCCAGTGGAGAAATTAATCAAGGAACTAATATAGGTGTTGGTGGTCAAAACATTTTTGGCGGTATGTCAGGCACCACCTTAACTTTTAGAGGAATTACTACATCCAATAATTTCAGTTCTTCATTGACCGTTACAACAGATAATGTTAACAATAATGTTAATATTAACTTTGATGAAGGTGAAATTAATTTATCTAACTTAAACGGAGGTTCTCCTACGATAAGTATGTTATCCAATGTAAATGCCCCTTCACCTAATCCTGCTGATTTTTTACAATGGAATGGTTCCAATTGGGTTAGCGTTTCAGCTGCTGCCGCTGGTTTAACTGGTAATATTGGAGCAACTGGGCCACAAGGTCCACAAGGGTTTATTGGTGCAACTGGTTCTGGTGCAACTGGTCAACAAGGCCCACAAGGGCCGCAGGGTCCACAAGGACCTTCCGGTTCAACCGGCCCATCTGGGCCGCAGGGTCCACAAGGTTTAACAGGGGCATCTGGTGTTGGATCAACAGGTGCAACTGGCGCAATAGGTGCAACTGGTCCGGCTGGAGTTGGTGCCACTGGTGCAACTGGGCCTCAGGGTCCACAAGGTAATGTAGGCGCAACTGGTTTATCTGGTTCTTTTGGTGGAGCTACATTTGATTATCAATTTAATACTTCTTTAGCAGTTAGCGATCCTGGCTTTAGTTATGTTTCTTTAAATGACGCAGTACAGAATAATGCCACTATAATGTCAATTAATGACTTTGGTGTGACAGGTTCAGATATATCTAACTTTCTTTCTACAATACAATCATCAACTAGTATACCTAAAGGGCATGTTAGAATTTCAGCTAAGTCTGACCCTAACGAATTTATTCTTTTTCAGATAACTAGTCTTACTGATAATACCGGGTGGTGGGATATAGATGTTGTTCCTGTGGCATCAACAGAACCTTCACCATTTACAATGGATGAAGACGTTCTTGTATCCTTCGTTGTGACAGGTGATAAAGGTGAGCCTGGTGATACTGGTGCAACTGGACCTCAAGGTCCACAAGGACCACAAGGTGATATTGGTGCAACTGGTCCCCAAGGACCTCAAGGTCCTCAGGGTGACATTGGTTCAACTGGTGCAACTGGCCCACAGGGACCGCAAGGACCAGAAGGTCCAGCTGGTGATGATGGTGCAACTGGTGTTCAAGGTCCACAAGGCCCACAAGGTGAAATAGGTGCAACTGGTATTCAAGGCCCACAAGGACCACAAGGACCAATTGGTTTAGTAGGTCAGCAAGGACCACAAGGACCGCAAGGTCCAATAGGTGCAACTGGCACAGAGGGGCCAACCGGGCCTGCAGGTACTGTTGCTGGATCTGTGGCATACGGTGAATTAACTCAAGTTGGTGGAGTTCCTACGTTAGCATTAAGTACTACATACCAAGGGTGGTTAGGTACGGCAGGTGAATTAAATCAAATGACTACTGTTGCTTCTGGTGGAGGTCAACAGGGTAATACATTAGTTATTGATTCTGATGAAGGTGGTGTGTATCAAATAAGTGCTGTCTATAATTTAGAAATTGCACAAGCAGGTCTTATTTCAGCAGCGGTATTTATAAACGGTATAATAGATTCAGCTACTGAAACTAGTAGAAGTTATTCCAATAACTCAAACGGATCCTTCAGTATTACTGATTTGGTTGATCTTACCGGAGGTGATGTAGTTGATGTTAGATTTAAAATAGATTCCGGTACCAGCACAATGACTCCTATTAACATTGGCTTTAATTTAACAAAGCTCGTAGGTAATGGTGAGGTCGGACCGCAAGGTCCAGCTGGTGCAATTGGAGCAACTGGCGCAGGTGCCACTGGTGCAACTGGACCACAAGGACCAGAAGGACCACAAGGTAGACCTGGTGCAACTGGTTCAACTGGACCACAAGGACCGCAAGGTGATATAGGCGCAACTGGCCCGCAAGGTCCACAAGGGCCGCAAGGTCAACAAGGACCACAAGGACCACAAGGACCGCAAGGTCCTATTGGATTTGATGGCCCTCAAGGTGCAACTGGTCAACAAGGACCGCAAGGTCCACAAGGCCTAGTAGGTCCACAAGGTTCAACTGGTGCAACTGGCCCACAGGGTCCACAAGGACCACAAGGTCCAGCTGGCGATGATGGAGCAACTGGTGTTCAAGGTCCACAAGGACCGCAAGGTGAAATTGGTGCCACTGGTGCAACTGGCCCACAGGGACCAGAAGGACCACAAGGTGCAACTGGTCCACAAGGTTCAACTGGTGCAACTGGCCCACAGGGTCCACAAGGACCAGAAGGTCCAGAGGGGCCAACTGGTAGGGTTGGTGCCACTGGTGCAACTGGTCCACAAGGACCGCAAGGTGATATAGGTGCAACTGGTCAACAAGGACCACAAGGACCACAAGGTGATATAGGTGCCACTGGTGCAACTGGTCCACAAGGACCA